TCTTGTGTGATATGTTCACAACTAGTGTTGATTACCACATCAGCATTGTAGGTTAAATCACACATATCAGCAGTTATGGCTTGAAATTTTCCTACCATATGCTCTGGCTTATTCATTGTTTCGGCTATTTCTTCGCATGAAGGATCGATATCAATACTGCGTATGTTAATACAGGGTATATCACTTTGAAAAATCATGCTGGCTAACACACCGTTCCAGCCACCGCATATATCTATAGAAATAAATTTTTTAATATGAGGTCTAAGATTCTGTATCAACCATTCTTTACTTCTTATTTGACCTTTCCAGAACGATTCTAAAGTCCGTTTAGGATCATTACTATTTCGAATAGCATCCATCCAAAATAAAATATGTTCGGAATCTAAAATCATATGTTTGTTAAAAGTCTCTTAAATCTTTTCAAAAGTGATAATTTTTTCTGTTTAGGTATAGAATGTTCGATGTTTACATGATCCATTATTAACCTAGCTACTTCTCTGTGACATTCTTCGTTACCGTGATTGTTATCTTGAGACAGAGGAAATTGATTTTCGTGGGTCCATATATAAACGGGTATATGATCAATTATTCGATTGTTTAATTTAAAAATATATTTAAACCTGTTGTCAACAACCAAATTAAAAACCTTTATATTTTTGGTTTCTAAAAAATAATTAGCATGACTAACAAATAACTTTGACATTGTTTCAGCATCATACTCCGAGTAAAAATCTTTATAAAATATTTTTTTATTCTCGGACCAAATACCAATTTGTTCAGATTTGTCTTTTTTTGGATGTAAAATACAAGTCCTATCTGGGTAAGTCCACATTATGAAAACAAGATCGTGATCTTTAAAATCAAATGAAATAATATTATGCCATATTTCTTTATTGCTAGATCCTATACGGGACTGATTTACACATTCTATATCTAGTTCTTGAGCAATTAATGAGGGCCAGGATTTTTTACTAGGATGTATACCGGGTCGATCAGGAGGAATAAAACAATCTTCTAGTCCGGCACCGTAAGTCAACGAGCATCCAAAAGAAACTAATCTCATGTTATCTGTGTCAATGGAATAAATTTTTTAGAATCTTTGTTTCTAAATTTAGGCATTACAGTTTCAACACTACATAAACAAGATGTTTGTTCACAGACTGCATACTGCAATTTAGGTTTAAACTTTTCGGAAAATTCCGGATCATACAAATTGTAATATTCGTTTTCACCGTAGAGTTTTTGATTGCAAGTGCCGGCAATCATGCCATCCTTGTTAATGTTCAACCAGTTCACTCCAACAGAACAGGACCACCCATAGAAATTATTCAAACGTTTTAGAAGAACTTCGTTGTCCTCTAGTCGATGCTTTTTATTATTACTATCTACAGCCGTAACTTTACTGACATAATACTTGTTGTTTTTTAAGAACCAAAACAGATTAGCTCGTCTAGCTCTAAATTTTTTTAAAACAATCTTTTGTTCATCGGTGTAATTAACTTCGGGGTCAATGATTTCAACGTATCGAATAGTCCAACTCTTTTTACTAGTCTTTAGGTCTTCAACCATTTCGATACACTTGTCCCAGTCTCTAGGATCCATCATTACAGACACACTGGCTACGACATTCTTAGTATAAAGATAGTCGCAGACTTGTTTTAGATGGCTAGTATCACTGTATTCTCTATGGCAGCTTACGTGGACTCTGTCAAAATAGGGTGCTGCTTTTTGCCACCACTCCATGCTCTTTGAAGCATTAGTAGTCATTGATATTAAACACTGATAGTTTAGTTTTAAGAACTCAACAAAATCAATTAATTTCGGCCAGTGGCTTGGCTCGCCTCCACAAAAATGAATATCAAACACTCGCTTGTTAGAATGTTTTAGATAATACTCAATCAGATGAGTTATATTTTTTTTGATAATGTCTATGTTAGGAAATTTATGTGTGCCATCATTGCTGCCGGGCCAACAATACCAGCATTTGTAATTACAATAATTTCCGAGATTTATATCGATGTTTAATACATCATCTCGCCAATTGTTATGTATTGATATTAAATCCATTTTTAAATTAATTTTAAATCCTTAGAAATTTTCATAGCAGCTTTCTGAGCAGATTGTATTCCTGGATGAATCATATCTCTTGCGAAATCACACATAGATAATTTATTACACTTTAAAAGGTCAGCAGTGTCTTTAATAAAAAAACTCGCTTCATATAGCAGAGTATCTTGCCATAACAGTCTAATATTTTTTTGTATAAAAATTGCATGAACCTTAACATTATAATCATTGCTATTCCATACACCCATGATATTATCAGGCTGTATAGTGTGAGCCCCATGGTTTAGAAGGGTATGACGAAAGTATTCTGTGCATCGAGAATAATCTGGCCATAGGTATATCACAGCTCTGGGCCTAGGATAACCTTCTCGTAAAATAATAGAATTATGCATAGCATAAATCATTGATGTTCCGCCAAGGCCTAGATTAATCGTGTTTATCCCAGTTATTTTTTCGATGTTAGAACTAATAGTATCCGATTCATCCAGCCCAGTTCCATATACATGTGAACAACCAAATACAACAATAGAGTTTGACCAATTGATATCTTTAAACTCTTTGGTCCTATATCCATGAGAATTATTTTTATATGTTATCGACTTATGTCGATAATACCAATCTTCTGGTTGAGTTCTTAAATTTTCTTCAAATAATTCTTTAGTATCAGTATCGGCCCATTCTGTTGTATGATAACAATCGTTTGGCAAGAATTTATTTTGTCTTATTCTTGTGATCATCGGCAAAAAACTTATACTAGAAAACATTATTGATTCTCGTTTTTGGTATCTTGCTGTCTGCAGAACTTACACAACTATTAGTAATGCAAGGTGTGGCAGAATCAAACAATTTAAATCCTTCTGTTAATGTTCCTAACGGTTGATCATGACAACTATAGGATCTTTTTACTTCATTACTTCTTATTATAACACTTTGATATCCGCTATTACAATGCCAATCTTTAAATTTATTAAAACCAAACGCATTAAATCGTTCTGCTTGATCAAACAAATATTCTTGTCCATTAGAATCGTATAGGGCTATTTGATACAATTCTTCTCCGTGTTGATTTTGAGGAAATCCTGTCTGCATTAAATCAATCATTTCGTCTGTATAACCATCTACTATTCGACTAGCTGTAGGATCGCTCTGCGGTTTCAGTGTTACATTGATTCCTAGTTTATAAAATCTTTCACACCTCTTGTATAAATCATAAAACTTTTCTGGAACCATAACTTGATTAACAGTTACATAAACATTTTGATATATTAACTGTAGACATTTTTCACTGAAGTCTTGTTCTCGAGCATGTTCAGCATGATAGCTGGCCGTTATGCTTCGTCTTTGTAACATACAAGTGACTTCGGCCCACTTCCTCCACCAATTGATGCCAGGGCTGAGATTAGTAGTCATGTGAACGCTTTGATAAGAACTTTCTTTTTCGTCCAAATGTTTTATCAAATCAAGCAGATGTTTATAAGCAGTTGGTTCACCGCCACTGAAACTCCAATGGAATTCTGTAAATCCATTTTGTCTAGCTTGTCGTTTGATTTCATCTACAGTTCGAGTATATACTTCTAGATCTTGAAAATCCAATTTGTCGCTACGAGCATAAGGCCAACAATATGAACATGAGTAATTACAGAATCTTCCTAGAATCCAACTTGTTGAAAACAAAGGCCTTCCTAGCATTGTGCGTTGTCCAAAACGCACTATATCTTTAAATGGGATTTTTTGAAATTGATGATTCATAAACTGATAATATTTAATCACTTAGAGGTTGATTATTTTAAAACACGGTTATATAATATACTTGTGGTCGTGAGTGGAATATGGCAGACCTCCGGTCCGTTGAGAAACGCACTTGGGAATGGGGCGCCGCTGTAAGCACAGCCCTTGTAGGTTCGAATCCTACCGACCACACCAAATTCTATTATAAGTAGAATACTACTAACAAGAGGAAACATTATATGTCAAATACAGTAGAACAATTAAAAGCACAGTTTGAAGAATTTTTATCCGAAGATTCTAAATTTACAGCAGGTAACGGCGCTGCCGGAACTAGAGCTCGTAAAGCATTACAAGAAGTAGCCAAACTAGTAAAGGCTCGTCGTAATGAAATCACCGAAGAAAAGAACGCTCGTAAAGAAGCAAAAGCAGCAAGCAAGTAATATGTCTGATCAAGACAATAATACTATTGTTCTTGACCTTGGAGAAAGTTATAATTACGGTGCCGCGCAGCCTAGTTATGGATTATCTAGCAGCGGCATCGACACTATAACTTTAGACAATATGGCTACATCAGTTACTATACCATCATCCTGGACAACCACTGCTAGTGGAGCCAGTTATACTATCTCTAATGGTGGTGCAGGTAGTGGTGGAATATATGGCACAGGTGCGGGTCTTGGAGTTAATTGGAATTCCTCTACCAGCACCGTTCATATAGATGGTTCCGGTTTAACTATGAGAGATGGCGCTGATATAAAAATTGGTGAGAAAAGTTTAACTGAGGCTATAGAAAAGATCGAAGAACGCTTAGGTATTCTTAAACCAAATCCAGAATTAGAAGAACGTTGGGAAAAATTAAAAGAGTTGCGTAAACAATATATGGAACTCGAAAAAGATCTTCTTGAAAAAGAAAAAATAATGAAAATTTTAAAGGAATCATAATGGATGTTCGCTTGGTATCCTATTCACAACCAACAGCAGAATTTGCAGACATGGGCATCGACGATGCACAAGAACTCATCGCGTATTGCGCCCGTGTCAGCAATCCCTCAAACCAATTCAATACAGAAACATCAGAAAAACTTATTCGATACTTGGTCAAACACGCCCACTGGTCGCCCCTTGAAATGGTATCAGCGTGTGTGGAAATCACCACAACCCGAGATATCGCAAGACAGATTCTTCGACACAGAAGTTTTTCCTTCCAAGAATTTAGTCAACGATACGCTGACCCTACACAAGATCTTAACTTCGTCACTAGAGAAGCACGACTGCAGGACACCAAAAACAGACAAAATTCTGTCGAACTGGATATGGCAGACGCTGAGCAAAGAGAGCTCGCACGTTTATGGGAAGAAAAACAACAAAGTGTCATTAGAGCCGCTCGTGAAGCCTACACTTGGGCTGTCACGAATGGCATAGCTAAGGAACAAGCTCGTAGTGTATTGCCAGAAGGAAACATCGAAAGTAAACTTTACATGAATGGCACATTACGATCATGGGTGCATTTCATAGAATTACGTTCTGGAAACGGCACACAAAAAGAACATCAGCTAGTGGCATTAGCCTGTGCTAAGGCAATCGCTGCTATATTTCCTATGACAGAAAGTTTAATCGCAAAATGAAATACGGTGCTCACGACATCGGCGGTGAAATTGTCAAAAAAGACGATCGATATACCGTCCAAGATAATACAGAATTAAAGAATTTAATTGTTAGTTCTACAGATCTTAAGCCTGGCAAATCTACCGGCGGACATCGACACGAAGGACAAGAAGAAGTATATTTCTTTATTCGTGGTAACGGACGAATGGAATTAGATGCTGATCACTTTGATGTATATCCAGGCGACACAGTTTTAATCAAAGACGGAGTATTCCATCGTGTGCATAACACAGGCGATGAGAATCTTTATTTTATTTGTGTATTTGATGGTAAGAGAAATCATCAATGAATGAAGAAGTAAAACAGTTCTGTGAAAATTATGAAGTTCGTGTTCTGAACGATCAAAAGCGTAGGGCACGATATCATCCTCCCAGATTCTTTACAGACCCAGAACGTGCCGATATCATTCGCAATGATGTTGTAGAATACGAAACTGAAAAAGTTATTACTTTAGAAATACCAGAGAGTAGACTTCGCACTCTTATAGAAATGGAACGTCGGTTTTTCAAATGGCAACGACACAGTCCAGGTGAGATTGATATGTTCCAAACCCTTATGGACAAAGAACGAGAAGAAGCACATTATCGTAATACCAATCCTGCTGTCCAAAAAGCCTATGAGCAGTATTCGATCATGCTCAATTTAGCCGGATATCAAAGAAAATTTTGATTCGTTTTTGACCCATCTTGACAGGTTTTTTAAAAGATAGTATAATTAAAGTGTTCGACTACTAAGTCTGAGAAGGATTATACATGAGAAATTATTGGACCTGCTCACCATTCGCTGATTGGATCCGTGGCACTACCAAATTAAAGTGCGGAACAGGCAAGGAATGGGCAGAATGGGAAAAGGCTGCTAAAGCCAAATATCCAATCCGTTGGTGGATTGCTGAAGAAGGCTTGGACAAAATCCAGAACGTTTGGTGCTGGATTCCAGAAAGGATTAATGATGTTAGATATTATATTAACAATCGCTTTGTTACTAGAACTCATTGTCTTACTGCTAGCCCTCGCGATATCAAGCGTGGCACTTGGTGCGATGTTGGGAATAGATTCCTGCCATGCCTTTTTAACGAACTTGTTGAATTCGTTGAAGTAGAGCAAGCATGGCATCATTGTGTATGGGATGATGAAGCTCGTAAAAAGCACAGCTATCCTTGGTGGCGTCGTTGGTATCGAAACTGGCGTTGTCCAGAAGCTGGTGTTGACTACTTGAAGTGGGCAATGACTCTAACCAATAAAGAGTTTATCGAAGAAGGCGAACAGGAAGAACCTACATATCAAGCCAAAGCTGCTAAAGAAATCCTAGAGCTTTATACTTGGTGGAAGGAAGTTTATCCAAATCGCCCAGATGTTCACGATGCTAGTGGTTGGACTGCTTACTGCAATCTTCGCCGCGAAAAGGGTTATCATCTTTTAGATATGGAAGATAAAACTCCCGAAATGGCAGAAATGTGTAAAACTGCTCTTGACAAGAGTCGTGAATTGGAAGCACAATACGAACAAGAAGATGAAGAAATGATGATTCGTTTAATTAAAGTAAGACAATCACTAT